GACCGACAAAAGCCACGTCCATTTATGGGTGAGGTTGCCTGACCGCACTCTGGTTTATGACGCATCAGCATCGCAAGAGCTGGGCCAGCCGGTATGGTTTCAGCTTACAAGCGCCCTGACAGGATTCAGCGAGTACCGCGCCAAAGACTTGGTTTATGCGTATGACCGCTGGACTATTGGCGACTCGGTAAACCCTAACGTAGGCTACCTAACAGATGAGGTTTCTTCTCACTATGGCGCAATAGTGCGGTGGGAGTTTGGGACTCTGATTGTTTATAACGAAGGGCGCGGAGCCATCATCCATGAATTAGAGCTTGTCTGTCTGACTGGCCGCACTGCCTTTGGGTTAGACCCTGTTATCCGCACATCATATTCACTTGATGGGGTGGAGTGGAGCCAAGACAAATACGTCAAGGTAGGCAAGCTGGGCGACCGTGCTAAACGCATCGTATGGCTAGGCCAAGGAGCCATGAGGAATTGGCGCATACAGCGATTTAATGGGGATAGTCAAGCCTTCATGTCAATTGCACGTTTAGAGGCTCGTGTAGAGCCATTGGCGGTGTAATGGCAACTGACAAGCCCATAACCCGCAATCAGCTTGCAAAGTTTCTGCCTGACCATGAGACGATCAAAGCGTTTGAGCGTCTTTTGCGGGTCACTGCGAACCTAACCCCTGATGACGTTGCAAACCTCACGCAGCTAATCGTTGAGTCTGGTTACTCCGCTGGAGTGGCTGAGAACCGCGCAGAGGCAACCCCGATGCACTCCGTATTGGATTACATCGACTTCACCAAGCGGCCAAAGCACGTCAACAAAGTGGCGCGGGTGGCTTGGAATGATGACGACGACACAATCAACATACACCACACCGGAGGCGTGACCCAGCAAGTAGGCCTAGAGGCTTACATAAGGGTGACCAACAATACCGGATTGACTCTGCCCAATGGCTCTGTGGTGGGATTCTCTGGTGCGTCTGGGTTGATTGAAGTCTCTCCGTTTCTCGCTGACGGTTCTATGCCTTCGCTTTACGCCATTGGGGTGTTGACGCAAGACATACCAACCGGAGCAACGGGCCGCGCAACCGTATTGGGTGCCGTGCGTCAAATCAACACCACAGGCGCACCCTACGGGGAAACTTGGCTGGTTGGAAACATCCTCTACGCAAGTCCGACAACCGCAGGCGGGTTAACAAACATCAAGCCAACCGCCCCGAGTGTTTCTGTTCCTCTTGGTGCAGTTCTTTCCGTGGGCGCGACTGGCTCTATTTTTGTCCGTCCGGTAATTGAACAGCAGAAGTATTACGGCACGTTTAACAAGACCACATCGCAAACCCCCGCAGCGATTAACACGGCCTACGCAATCGGGCTTGATTCTGCATCAGTGTCTAACGGGGTAACTATTGGCAGCGGTTCACGCTTAATCGTGGCTCATTCTGGCCTGTATGAGTTCAATTGTGCTTTCCAGCTTGCATCAGGTAGCGCAAGCACTAAAAACGTATGGCTATGGTTTCGCAAAAACGGGGTAGACGTTGCGAATAGCTCATTCAAGGTATCGCTAGAAAGCAACTCCGCACTGGCGACACCATCGCGGAGTATGGTTTTCTCGCTTGCGGCTAATGACTACATAGAATTGATGTGGGCGGCTGATAGCACGGCTGTTACCTTATCGCCCTTCGCTGCGACGGCATTTGCCCCCGCCGCTCCCGCTTGTATTGTCTCCGTAGATCAGGTGCAACAATGACCACAACTATCTCTAACATCATCCCCCGCAAAGAGGCCGAAGTAGGGATTACTTCGCAATACATAGCCGACAGCCGAAAGACGGTTATTGATAAATTCACCGTGACCAATACCGGCGCGAGTGAATCGAATATCTCGATCTACTTGCCCGACGTTAGCTCATCCCCCTCCGCTAGTAACTGCGTTTTGTCCGTGCGCGAGATCGCAGCGGGTGAGACGTACCTGTGCCCCGAGCTAGTGGGCCAAGTAATCGAAGTGGGCGGTTCTATCCACACTGACGCATCCGCATTGGGTTTGACCATCAGCGCGTCGGGCCGTGAAATAACTTGATCGTATATAGACCCCCATGCTAATATCAGCCTAGCTGAGTCCAAGCCTTCCAGCGGGTCTAAACAGGATTTATATGGACTCACTCAAAGCCAATTTAGAGAAAATTCTCCCGCCTCATGCGGTGGATTGGCTTTTGATGCTATTCCAAGCCATCCAGTTATTTGATGACGTTGCCGATGGTGACGAAGTTAAACGCGAAGACCTGAACGCAGTTATCTGGAACACCCTAGTTTGTATGGGGCAAAACCCGTTCTATCGAGAAAACATCAGCACACTCGCCCCGCTACTTGGCGCGATGATTCTCAAGTGGCAAGCATCCGACACTGTAGAGCGTGCAGGCAACGCAGACGCTAAATCATTCAACTGGCGTGCAGGGTATTACGACCTTGTGTTGATGGCCGTGCAACTCACGCGAGGCACTGAGTTTGCAACACAAAACGCGCATATCGTTTTAAGTCTCTACGGCGAAACCCTAGAGGACTATTTGAAGGAGTTTCATCATGCCTAATGCAGTAACCGCTTTAATTACGGGCGGCACAAGCTTGCTTAGTGGGATGTTGCAATCCGATGCAGCAAGCGAATCCGCAAGCATTCAGGGCGACGCATCAGCCGCAGGCATTGCAGAGCAACGCGCCGCACGTCTGGCAATGGAGAAACTACTCTCCCCATACTTGAGCGCAGGCACTACCGCACTCGGCCAGCAACAGGCGCTATTGGGTTTGTCTGGTGCAGACGCACAGCGCAACGCCTATTCAGCTATTGAAAACTCCGCAGGGTTTCAGGCTCAGGTGCAGCAAGGTGAAAATGCAATGCTTCAAAACGCCTCGGCAACTGGTGGGCTGCGTGGTGGAAACATTCAGGGCGCATTAGCTCAATATCGCCCCGCCATGCTGACCAACGCCATCAACCAACAATATGCAAACCTCGGCGGGTTGACCCAGATGGGGCAAAACTCCGCAGCGGGTGTTGGTAGCTCTGGGATGACCTCGGCAAACAACGTAGCAAGCCTACTGGCTCAACAGGGTGCAGCGTCAGCCGGTGGTGTACTCGGCCAAGCAAACGCATACAGCGGACTATTGAACGCACCCATGCAGCTATTAGGTATGCAAGCCGGTGCCGGTGGCTTGAAAATATTTTAAGGGGGCGCTATGGTTGCACCGATTGACTACTCACTCAACGTAAAAAGCCCCTTTGAGGCCGCTGTCCAAGGTTACGGCATTGGGGCGAACATGGCCCAGATGCAAGCCCAGCGCGATGCAACAATGGCCCAGCGTGACGCAATGCAAGCAAAGGCAGACGCAGAACGGGCCGAAGCCCTACGACAAGCCGAGGCGCGAGACGCTACAAAGGCACTGTTTAGCAACCCCAATCCAACCGCGCAGGACTTCGTGCGCGTGGCGTCCATGCTCCCCGAAAAAGAAGCCGCATCTATGCGAGCTAACTGGGACTTGATGAACAAGGACAAGCAGGAAAACACCCTCAAATTTTCCGGTCAAGTGCTATCGGCATTTAACTCTGGCAGCCCTCAAGTCGGGGTGCAACTCTTGAAAGACCGAGCCGAAGCAGAGCGCAACGCAGGCCAAGAAGATCAAGCCAAGGCTTACGACACATGGGCGCAGATTGCCGAGGCCAACCCGCAGGCCGCTATGAAGTCTATGGGCATCATGGTTGCACAGGTGCCGGGCGGTGATAAGGTCATTGAAAGCGTGACCAAGATAGGCCAAGAGTCCCGCGCAGAGGCCAAAGCCCCCGCAGAGCTGAAAGAGGCAAACGCCAAAGCCGAGAAAGCCGCAGTTGATGCGAAATTCGCAGAATCCAACGCAGTCCAAGAGATTGAAAAGCGTGGATGGGACATTAAAAAGCTGCAATCTGACATTCAGATCAACAAGGAAAACGCACGAATCGCGGCCATCAATGCGTCTATTGCCCGAGAAGGCAACCAGATCAAGCGCCAAGAGCTAGGCTTAAAGCTGGAGGAAATGAAGCAAAAGCGAGATGAGGTTATCCGCACCAAAACATCAGAGATTGAATCGGCTCGCGGCGATATGGACAACTTCCTGAACACCGCAGATCGAGTGCTAAAAACCCCAATGTCGGTGATTGGCTCCGCTGCTGGCCCTATCTCTGCGCGTATGCCTACACTAAGCCAAGACACGGCAGACTTTGAGGCGCTTGTGGAAACGATGGGTTCTCAAGCGTTTATGTCGCAGATTCCAAAGATGAAGGGAACCGGCGCACTGTCTGAAAAAGAAGGCGACAAGCTGCAATCCTCCCTGCAAAACCTGAGTTTGAAACAGTCCCCCGAGCGACTGGTAGAAAACGTCAAGGAAGCGCAGCGCCTGATTCTCAAGGCTCGAAAGAACCTAGCGGACAAATACGGAGTCCCTGAGTCTGTGCCAGACACTCCACAAGCCGCACCAACACCCGAAGAGACTAACGCGCTACTCAAGAAATACGGGGGCAAGTAATGGCAACTATTACCGAGCTAGAGATTGCCCTGAAGAACGCAGACAAAGCGGGGGACATGGATGCGGCTAGAAAGCTCGCAGCCGTGCTAACCCGTGCCCGTCAAGTGCCTGCGAACATGGTGCCTGATACCGACGTGCCTGAAACCATCGTGCGCCCCAAAGAGTCTACGGTAGGCGAAAAGGTTATCGGAGGCCTAGACGCAGCCGCAACCCTTGCAACCGCGCCCATTGGTGCGGTGGGTGCTATCGGTGGCGCACTCAAGGGACTCGCGCAGCAGATTCTTGATGGCAAGTTCGGAACCCCTGAAGCCGTGAAGATGGTGGAAAAAGCAGCGGCAGAGGGTATGCAAGCAGGTATGCGAACCCCCGCAACTCAAGCAGGCGGTGAGATGGTGGAGTCCGTAGGAAAGGCGCTAGAGTTTCTACCCCCAGTCATCCCCGTGGCAGGCCCTATCGGGGCCGTAGGACGCGCAGCGCAAGGGATGGCTCCATTGGCAGAGGCAACCGCAATGCGAGGCCTAGCAGCCGCTAAACCAATCGTGCAAAAGTCCGCGCAAGCTGTCCAAGCCGTGCCAGAAGGCATGGGCAAAATGGTAATGGGTGATTCTGGCCTGCCTGAAGGCGTATCGGTGGCCCGCAAAGGCAGTGGCGGCGCGGCTGCTACGCCTATTGAGCTACAACGCGCAACCGAGGCAGAAATGGCCGGCCTGCGCCTTACTGAGGGCGAGACAAAGCGCAGCCCCCAGATGCTCGCTTGGGAAAAAGAGAAAGCCAAAACGCCAGAATATCAAGCGCAGTTTTTGGAGCGCCAGCAAGAGAACAACCGCGCAGCCTTAACCAAGTTTGACCAACTGATAGACGATACCGGCGCAGAGACTGGCGATATGTCCAATACAGGCATCAAGGTTGTAGACACTTTGATGAAGGGTTACGCGCAGGAGAAGGCCAAGACCAACGCCCTATACGAAGGCTTCAGGAATTCGCCAGAAGCACAAATGCCGGTCAACCAGACACCGGTGCTGGAGTTTCTCAATTCGCAGCCGGTGGGCGTGTCTGGAATGACTGGGGTTACTGACCTAGCCCGACAAAACGCAGTCCGATTGGGTATCGCCCAGATGGATGACGCTGGAAACCTAGTCCCCGCACCTACTACCCTCGGCAAGCTGGAGGAATTCCGGCAATCCGTCTCCGCTATCGGCGCATCTACTCCCAATGATCGCCGCCTTGTGACCATCCTAAAGCGTCAGATTGACAACGTAGGTGACCCCGTAGGCGGTCAAGTCACTCGCGCCATGAGAGCGCAACGCCAACGACAGGCGCAGAAGTACGAAAACCGTGCAATCGTGGCTAACTTGCTTGCCGAGAAAAAAGGCATGAGTGATGCGAAGGTGCCAATTGAAGACGTTTTCCAGAAAACGATTCTCTCTGCCCGACCTTCTGAAATTCAGCACATCAAGCGCGTTTTGCTGGTGGCTGGTGGAGACGAAGGCAAACAGGCTTGGAAGGAACTACAAGGCGCAACACTTCGCCACTTGAATGATTCCGCAGTGTCTGGAATCGGCGCGGATAACCTTCCCGTGGTATCTGCTGCGAAACTCCGCAAGGCCGTGGACACGATGGACAAAAATGGCAAGCTGAATATGGTTCTAGGTGTATCGGGTGCCGAGCAAGTCCGCAACCTTGCGCGAGTTTTGGAATATATCCAGACCAATCCCCCGATGACCTCTATCAATAACTCAGGCACGGCGCGGACGGTTATGGCATTGATAACTGAGGCTGGACTAACCGGCGCGGCGACTGGCGTACCTTTGCCAATCATTCAAGGCATGAAAGCCATTCGGGATTCTGTCAAAGATCGAAAGATTAAAGCGCGGATTACTCAGGCGCTAAACTACAAACCTCAAGGAGTCTCGCAATGAGCGTAATTACAGTTATGCCCCCGTTTCCTATCTTTAACGATGCGAACGGAGTTCCTTTGCAATCGGGTTATGTTTATGTCGGTGTAGCCGGTATGAACGCAGAGGCAAACCCTATCCCTGTATTTTGGGACAGCGCTCTGACCATTCCAGCGGAACAACCCTTGCGCACTTCTGGTGGCTATGTTTCCCGCAATGGCAGCCCCGCGCAGGTTTATGCTGATGCAGTTGACTTTTCTTTGCTTGTCAAAAGCAAACGCATGGCGCTTGTTTGGTCGTCTCTTTATGCATCTGGCATCAGCGCAGATTCTTCGGGTGTTGATTACTTACCGGCAGGCACAGGTGCAGTACCTACCGATGTTCAGACCAAGCTGCGAACAACTGTCACCCGCAGCGAGTACACCAGTGACGCAGATTTCAACGCCGCAAGGGTAGGCAAACCCAACACAGACGGCGCTGGAAACTTTGACGCACCGGTCACACCAACGGGTGAATCTGCACAAATTCAGCTTGCAAAAGCTGTGCAGCCGGTGGCGGCAGGGTCACGCGATGCCGTTGTGTACAACAACGCGACGAGCGTTAAGGTTTTTCGCAACCATGCAGTAATGGGCGGCTTTCGATTCCGTGGGCAGTACAGCAAAGGCCGTGCCCCAATGTTCCCCATGCCTGCAAGCAAAATTGCCTCCGTGTCTACAGGGCTAGGCGCAGAGTCCGCGGTGCGAACTGAAAACTGGTATGCCGTGTTTGCCTGCGCCAACAATGGCGATGCAACCGCTACGCTAAAGGTGATGCCATTCCTCCGCGCCGGTACGGTATCTGGCTCAAACGTGCCGCTCATCAAAGCGGGCGAGGGCATCCACGCACTGACTGCACAAAACTACGCTTGGAGCACGGCAAACAATCTGGCAGACGTGGAGTGTCTGGTAATCACCGAGGGCGGCAAGTTCTCAGGGCGCACCACCACAATCGCGGCTAACAGCGCGGGGCAGATCACCTTGGCAAACGTGGGAACCGTGGCGGCTTATGACTTCTTGTTGCCAGCGCCGCCAAACTTCACGAATTACGTGTATCTCGGCAGCTTCTACTTCGACACGGCAGAGGTACGCAACATTGCTGACGCTGGCGTGGTCGTGAAGGCCAAGATGATTCAGCTGGCTGACCCCAATTTCACGGCATCGGGGGCTGTAACTTCATGGACTGAGCTGCGTTTCGGCGGGTATATCTGCCCACTGGCAACGGCGGTAGTTGTGCAAGACACGCACACCCTGAGCACTGCATCCACTGGTGACCATGCAAACTACTTCGGCTCGGACGCATCCGACCACGAAATCCAAGCGAACTACGAAAAGAAAACAAGCGCCACCAGCGATACTTATGTGTGGGATGGGGTGGAATTGCCTTTTTCACAATGGCAAAGCGTCTGGTACAAAAACGGCGGAAGCTTGGCCGCCCAGCGATCTGCTGCCAAGCTTGAAATCAAGGGATGGCTGGAGCCATGAACTACCAAGACCTTATCAATCTGTCCGATGGCTCCGGCTTTTCGGTCGGTTGCTTGATTTGCGCGATAACCTCAAGAAACTTTCATCAAAATGACACCTGAAGAACGAGCGGAGTTAGTCGCAGCGGTTGTTTCCGCCGTTAAGGCGTCAGAGCCTGTATTGACCGAGGATGAGGTGCGATACGTAAAGCTCGCACTCAAGAAAGAGGCCCAAAAAATAAAAAGATGGGAGGCCGTGATCGAGAAGTCTCTTGGCGGTCTTGCTTGGGCCTTCATTCTTGGACTCTTCTACATGCTCAGGGAGTGGGCTATTAATCACGGGTACAAGCCATGATTGCAAAACAACTCTCTTTTTTGATCGTTGCAGCGGTTTTCTTTTTCGCCGCTCAGTTTATTGAAAATCAATTTTTCCCCGTAGTGGAGAAGTTCACAGTAACGGAGGTTACCCGCTATTGGGCTAATGTGGTGGTATCTGGCACGATTGATAAGGCACGGCCCTGCGTACTGTTACAAGACGTTCAGGCATTTACGAAAGATGGCGAAGCGCTAGAGGTTGAGTTTTTAGACCGCAGCGCCGGTTATATCTCGCGCCCTGTCATTCGCGGAGCTAGTCAACCATTCGGCCCGTGGGTCATCAAAGGCGGTGCGAATGAGGTGTTTAGCCTGTATTCTCTGCACCGGTGTCACGCTTTGTGGACGCAGGAAACGAAGCTAGTAACTATTGAGGATTCCAAATGAAACTATCTGAACGTCAGCGCCTATTCGTAAAGCTTTTGCCTCGATTAGTGGACTTTGCCTACCAGCAGGGCTACGAGCTAACATTGGGAGACGCCTATCGTGACCCCAGATTGCACGGCGCTGTAGGCGTAAAGCTGGGCTACGGGCACGCCAACAGCAACCACAAAAACCGTCTCGCAATTGACCTCAATCTGTTCAAAGACGGCGTTTTCCTGCAAGCCACAACAGACCATACACCGCTTGGCGAGTTTTGGGAAAAACTGCACCCGCTATGCCGGTGGGGTGGTCGTTTCAATGATGGCAACCATTACTCAATTGAATCGCCAGAAGGCATGAAATGAGGGGAATCTAAATGGACCCAATCTCTATAGCATTCGGGCTGGCTCAGTTCGCCCCTCAGATTATCAAATGGATTACGGGCAGCGACAAGGCCGCAGACGCAGCCGGTGCGGTGGTGGACATTGCCGAAACAGTAACAGGCCGCAAAGGTGCAGACGCACTAGACGCGCTCAAGGCAGACCCCGCGCTTGTCTTGCAGTTTCGCCAATCCGTGATTGCTCAAGAGGCCGACTTGGATAAGGCATATCTGGCAGACCGCGCAGACGCCCGTAAGCGTGACGCCGTGTTTATCAGCTCTGGCACTCGCAACTATCGCGCTGATGTGATGTTCTTCTTAGCGGTGGCAATGATCGCCGGTCTAGTCTGGCTAGTGTGGAAAGACCCAAGCATTAACGAATACATGAAGGGCATTTTTACCCTAGTGCTAGGCCGCTTCCTTGGTTACTTGGACAACATTTATAACTTTGAATTTGGTAGCACAAGAGCAAGCAAGGCAAAAGACGCCACTATCGAGAATCTAACGCGCTAACGGTCTTGGCCAAGGCCTTCGCAGACCTTGCCAAGCCGTGCCACTTGCACACCAAAGCCCGACTACCTAGAACGAATTTGATCTGGTGCGGCCCTTCGGTTTTCTTACCGCAGACAGCACACCAGCGATTCATAGCGTTTCCCCGATAGCCGCGGCTACTTTCACTATGCCGCGGTGGGTGGCTACTAGTGCTTTTGCCTCGTTCTCAGTCTGCACAGTTTTGATGTACTTCCCATCTATCAGAACACGATAAGTTCCGTTTTTGAGTTTGCTGTAACCTTGCGGAACGTACTTGTGAATCTTTTGTGCTTTTACGCTGGGTGTAAGAATCGCCTCAGTCAAATCCCAGCCAGACGCCTCACGCGCCCTAACTTGGCCTTTACTCAATCCCATTTCACGTTCCCACGCGCTAATTGATTGGGTGCGATCACCAATTGAAACCATGCGGACTACTGTTGTATTGTCTGCCTGCTCTTGCTGAGTCGCCCACCGCACGTTATTAGGTGCGTAATCGCCGTTTACATTGATGCGGTCAAGTGAGTGCTTGTTAGATGGCTTTGCCCCGATGTGGGCATAGAAAGCTGAAAATGAATTCATCCACTCTTCGCAAACTTTGATGCCGCGACCTCCGTAGTGCGGATACTCCCTCTTCTTTGGGTTTTTGCATCTTTGCTTCATGCCTAGCCATGATTGATATTCGGGAGTCCATCTCATGCCGTGGCGCTCTACTTTTCTTGCTTTCTCCAATAGCTCACGATCTGTCATCACTTCCCCCACACCAAAAGCAAAACAGTAACCACACCCGCGAGGAAACTAGCCCTCATCACTATCACATCGCTTTTGTCCATTTTCAAACTCCTGTGCAAGTAGTAGGGCATCAAGGGCAATCGCCCTCAGTGCCTCGATTGGTTTAGCCTGTAGAACGTTTGCTTTAACGTCCTCCAAGAAAGTGTATAGGCGGTGGTCTATTGATTCCATAGGTGTTTACCCTCGTGCCTTGAGCATTGCGTCTGCCATTTCATAAGCTCGTTTTGCATAATCATGCTCCGAGAAACGTGATGATTCGTAAGGGAGGCCAAACCCCCATCGGATGGCCTGCCAAAGACTGCGAGGGAATCGCGGCTGAGAAACAATTGCTTTTGACGCAAAGTAATCACGGATTGTTAGTCCGTAAGATTCAACGCCACCAAAAGTAAACCCTTCAACTGGTGGGTGAACAATGGGAAACACTGGGCCGCCTGTATTTGTAGTCATGTTGCCACCTCTCAAAAAGGGATTTCGTCAGAGTCCATGTCATCGAACCCGCTGCCCTGTGAACCACGAGGCGCAGGCGCTTTGCGGCTAGGTGCTGGCCGTTGGCTTGGTGCGGCTTGGCGCGGTGCGGGTTGCGAGTCATCCTTGCGACCACCCTGCAACGCAACGTCAGATACACGAATCTCCATAGCCGTCTTGTCTACGCCATCCTTTTGATAGGTGCGCTGTGTGATGTTGCCAGACACGGTGACCGATTGACCCTTGGTCAGATACTGCGACAGTGACTCAGCGCGTTTGCCGAACAGCTGGCAATTCCACCAGATAGTGGTCTTGTCTTTGCCCTGCGAATCAGCAACGCTAAAGTTAGCTACAGGGTCGCCGTTTGGCAGGTATCGCACTTCCGCATCGCGTCCAAGTTGACCTGCTATTGTGATGTTGTTCATTCTGGTTTCCTTCATTTGATACGCAGTCGCGTAGTTTGGGTTAATCGTGCGCCGGTCACTTCTTCACCGGCCTTTAGTGCTTTCAGAATCTTTACCTTGTCGGGCTGTGGCGGCGGAGTTTCAGGCTGTCGCATGTAGTCCGCAGGTATGCTCATGGCGTCGTACATTTCCACCGCTGGCGGGTTCTTCACAATCGACATTTCGCACAGTGGGCAGGTAATCTTTTCAATCTGCATCCGTTGCATATTGTCGTAGATGTATTTGCGCACGTTTGCGGCGATCTTGGTGCGCTGCTCTTTGAGTGCCTTGAGTCGTTCAATCTCCGCATCAATCGCATCATTGTGAGCCTCAGAGCTACGGGCGACATACTCCAAGGCTTGCGACTTTGTGGATATCTCATCAGTGATGCCGCTGGCCTCGATAGTGTCTGCCACTGTCTCAGCATCAAAATCACCGTTAGCAAGCGTATTGGCAAGCTCTAGATACTGATTGGCAAGGTTGTAAAGCGCGGTCATGCTGGCCAAGCCTCCGACAGCTTGTCTTGTGTCTCTGCGTCAAGTAGCTCCCAAATGGCGTTTAGTGCCTTTTCATTCAGCGTGGACAGGGCTTGCGCCTCATCTCGCGCATTGCCGCCCTTTACGTGCGCAATGATGTTGATTGCCTTCTCTTGCAACTCTTGTAGTTTTTGATCTTTCTTTTGTGGTGGCTCGTATTGCTCCCGCGCCCAATCGACATACTTTGAGTCATTCCACAAGCCGCTGAAAATGTCACCAGCGAAACCAATCATTGACAGACATTTCACCATGCCATCAGTCACTGATTTTTTACCGGCGTCTTCATCAACCATCAAAACGCCCTTGCTTGTCATATAAGCTGCCTTTGTGCCGCCCATTTGATCGAAGGTTTCCGAGCGCACGCCGTTATGCAAATACCATACGGACACAACAGCAACGTGCAAAACATCTGTATCGCTCATACGCTCAAATCGCTCAGACTTCACCACAACACCCCATCCGATGCCAATGGGGCCAAATACATCGGTAGCGCGTTCAATCAGCCAGTAAGGCTTAGGGCTGTCGCCTTTGTAGCTCTTGCCTGTGATGGGCTTTACAGCGCTTGGGTCTGTAACCTTGACGCTATCCCATAGGGCCTTGTTGCTCATTTTCACACCTTCCAAGCACGTTTGAGAGAGTTAAGCACCGTGAAACCGGCACGGCGGTAGATCAGATATTGGCGGATGTATTTCATTTCGATTCCTCCGTAAAAACTTCCAACTCTTCCAATTTCTGCGCCACAAAGCAAGCCTGAATTGTCTCTTTGTAAGCCTTGACTAGTGGGCATTCGCTTTTCTCGATCATTGCGATAAAAGCGTTTTGTGATGCTGTTTCACCGTGGTAGTCGTTGAAAACGGCCTGCATCGGATATTGTGAAACACGTCCGCCAATGCTTTTGGCATAGCTCACATAAGGAACGCTCAGGGATGTGAAAGGCACCTTGCCAATAGCGGCGAAGGTTTGATTGATGATGTCTAGGTACATTTACTCGCTCCGGTTGGTTGATGTGATGGATTGTCTAGCAGAAATTTGAAGCTGTACATTAGGGTATACCCTAGGTATAATCGCGTTGTCGAGTGCTGCCACATGAGACACAATAGAGGCCCCTAGCTTCTGTTCTTGCCCGTTCAATCGGGAGCATGTGGCAGCATGCGAGAGCAGAGACTAGGGGTTTTTGCTTTCTACGTCAGGGCGCGTAGACACAGCTAATGGGCCATGTCGGGGCTGCACCCATATACCGATGGCGTTTCACTGATACCCCCGACGCCGTGGCGTTTCCTAGCGACCACCAAAACACGCAACGCAAACTGACAGGTAGTCTGGCCCACTTAACGGGCGCGTGATAGTTGAATAGGACGTTCTGCGAGTAGTAGGGAGCTTTCCATAGGCTCTTGGCTAAAGGCTTCGAAAGCTGCCCACTATGGGTATCAGGAGCCTCGGGGGTATCTCATGGCCTTCTGAATGTACCTAGGGTTTCTACCTATGAGACAACCCGCCGAACCGTGTAATCATTCAATCCTCATCAATCACGGAGAGAACATGAAACTCAACGAACGCCTGAGAACCATGCTCACAGCAATCGCACAATCCCCACGCCGCGCCAACTACTTTACGCACGGTGACCGCCGCAGCCAGATTCACCCAGACATTCTGAAAACGTGGCTCGATCAAATGTGCGAGGCTGGCTACTGTTTCGAGGCAGAGCAGGCCTACCACATCACGACGCTCGGCCGCGCAAAGCTAGACCAGAAAGACCTTGCGGGGGTGCGGCAGTACGTTATCGGGCGGGGCACTTATCGAACCGGAGATGGTGAGCATCAGCCGCCGTTCTGTCGTCCGGGGTCTGACCATTCACACATCAAGAGCAAAGGGATTCGGTGCTAAATATGGACTACGAAACATTTTTACGTAACAAGACGCACAGCACAGGAAACTACGGATTTGAGGCCGTATGGATGCCTGATTGCGCGTTTGACTTTCAGCAACACATTATTGCCAAAGCAGTACGCAAAGGCCGTATCGGTATGTTTGCGGACACCGGACTAGGCAAGACGCTTATGCAAGTCGCCATTGCCGAGAACATTATCCGGTACACAAACAAGCGTGTACTCATTTTGACGCCTTTGGCTGTGGCTTTTCAATTCATCGACGAGGCTACCCGCATCGGAGTGGATGACATTGCGCACAGCAAAGACGGCACATTGTCAAAGAAAATCACGGTCTGCAACTATGAGCGCCTGCACCTGTTGAATCCTGACGACTTCGTTTGCGTGATGCTGGACGAGTCATCCATCCTGAAAAACTTTGCAGGCAAGACACGGGACGCCATCGTCGCCTTCATTAAGCGGGTTCCGTATCGTTTCTTGTCTACAGCTACACCTAGCCCTAACGACTTTATTGAGCTGGGCAATAGCTCCGAGGCCTTGGGGTACATGGGTTATATGGACATGCTGACAAAGTTCTTCAAAAGCAACCAAAACAGCGTGGACAGCAATAACCGCAACATCGGGGAGAAATTCTACCTAAAACCACATGCCGAACGTGATTTTTTTGCATGGGTCAATCAATGGTCTGTAATGGTCAAAAAGCCATCTGACCTCGGATTTTCTGACGAGGGTTATGGTTTACCCGCATTGCACACACGCAAGCACATGGTACAGAATGAGGCTACATGGTGCATTGACGACCAAGCATCCCTATTTGCAATGCCTGCCAAAAGCATGACGGAGGTTCGCGAAGAACAGAAGCTGACCGTCAAGGAACGATGCGAAAAGGCTGTGCAATTAGCCGAGGGTAAGACTTCGGTTTACTGGTGCAACCTGAACGAAGAAAGCGATTTATTGAACAACCTAGACGCCGAAGCCGTGGAGATCATTGGCGGAATGTCTATTGAAAAGAAGGAGGAGATTCTTGTCGCCTTTGCCCGTGGCGACATTAAGCGTCTGATTACCAAGGCCAAGATGACCAGCATGGGTCTTAACTGGCAACACTGTAATCACACCGTATTTTTCCCCACTTGGAGCTATGAGCAGTATTACCAAGCCATCCGCCGGTTCTGGCGATTTGGCCAAAAGTCAGAAGTAGTATGCGACATGGTTATCAGCGAGGGGCAAGAGCGTGTACTTGAAGCACTTGAGCAAAAGACACAAAAAGCCATTGAGCTATACGGAAACCTAGTAGCCGCTGCAAACCGCGACTTCAGTTTTTCAACCAAACAATTTACACAAACCGTTCAACTACCCGAGTTCCTCAAATGAAAACAAAAGACCAGATCATCACTCCGCAATACGCCATTTACAACTCTGACTGCATGGAGGTATTACCCACACTGCCGGACAACTCTGTGGACTTGTCGGTGTACTCTCCCCCATTCGCGGGGCTGTATAACTACAGTTCAAGCGAACGCGACTTTTCCAACTGCGAAAGCAAAGAGCAATTTTTGGAGCAATACGAATTCCTAATTGCCCAAATGGCCCGAGTAACAAAGCCCGGACGCATTACCGCTGTGCATTGCACGGACGTCTTTGATAACGCTTGCCGCTTATGGGACTTCCCCCACGAAATCATCCGCTTGCATGAAAAATACGGATTTCAGTACCGCAACCGCATCACCATTTGGAAACAGCCTTTGAAGGTGCGTATGCGCACGATGGTCAAGAGCCTGATGCACAAATTGATTGTTGAGGACTCTACTCAGTGCTTTACGGCAATGCCTGATTACATGCTGATTCTGACCAAGAAGGGGGACAGCGAAGTGCCAGTTACACACCCGCACGGACTGAAACGATACTTTGGCGAAACTCCGATTCTGCCGAACATTCTTCGCGCTTTTAACAACGCAAACGAAACACGGTTCACCGAAGAAGAATTGTGGGAATACCTGAAGAACACATTTATCGACCACAAAGACCCAAAGAGCAACAAGCTGTCACATTACATCTGGCAGCGTTACGCCTCCAGCGTTTGGGATGACATTCGTATTGATAACGTTTTGCCATTCCGCGACAGCCGCGAGGAAGATGATGAGAAGCACGTACACCCGCTACAGCTTGACGTCATCGACCGGATTGTCGAGATGTACAGCAACGAAGGCGAGGTTGTCCTGACTCCATTCATGGGCGTAGGCTCCGAGGTTTACAGCCCCGTTTCTATGGGCCGCAAAGCCATTGGGATTGAACTGAAAGATAGCTATTTCAAGCAAGCCAAGATCAATCTTGAACTAGCGTCAAAACGGTTTGAAACCGGCCAAGTTTTCAAGCAAGAATCCTTGATTGAATCGGAAGAAATGTAATGAAACAACACCGCCCTGACAAGCGGTTAGAGCGTGGGGAATATCTCTCCCGCGCTCGTTCTATGGCCCTACGGGGCCAAGAGCTACCGCAAACCAAACTGCTAGACCTCGACATTGTTTCAATCCGTAGTGCCGCTAAACAACGCGAAAACCTGCGCAAACACATCCGCGAGAACCTGAGCAATGAAGCATTGGCCAAGCAATACGGGGTTCACGTTCGCACGATAGAAAAAGCCCTATCGTATGAAACAGGCAGTCATATCCCATGAAATGCGTTCGATGCGGTAAGGAAATGGACAAAGCCGCCGCATGGGTAGGCGCTTACCCTATCGGGCCTAAGTGCCTAGAGAAAATGGACGGTAAACGGCTGGCCGTCCATGTGAAGGTAGTTAAAAGCGAACAGCCTGATTTATTTGGAGATCAAGATGAAAACCACCCAAGGCCGCAAACTGATCGCCATGCTTAAAAGGCGCGGTATGTCAACCCTTGAGCTACAACAGGCGGGGCTATCAACCTGCCCTTGGAAGCGAATTGTCGAGCAGCTAACCCAGCGCGAAGAGCTAACCAAAACCAAGCGATACCCCGATAACGGGCGCTGGTTTTATGTTTATCGGGTAGTGACTCGAAAGGCGTGATCGGGTAAAATGCAGTCATCCCTTGGCGGGGATTATTTGGGCAAGCCCTAGACGGTATTCTGCTGGTGCCCACCAGTCCGCCAACACGCGAAAGCGTGAGAGTACCGCCTAGGGCTTTTTTATTGGGATAAACATGGCAGGCGATTGGATAAAGCTCCAAAAAGACACGCCGGATAAGCCTGAAGTGCTCGCAATGGCATCTAGGCTTGGCATTGATAGTGACGCAGTTGTTGGCAAGCTGGTGCGCATCTGGTCATGGTTTGACACTCACACGACATCCGGTAACGCATCATGCGTTACATATTCGTTTCTAGATCGTCTCGCAGGCGTTACAGGATTCGCAGAGCAGATGGCTTTAGTTGGGTGGCTTGAGCAAAACGGGCACGATCTAAGCCTTACAAACTTCGGTTATCACAACGGAGAGACTGCAAAAACCCGCGCTTTGGGTAAAAACAGGGTGGAAAAGTCTAGGAGTAACGCAAACAGTAACGCTCCTACCGTTACAAATCCGTTACCAGAGAAGAGAAGAGAAGATATAAATACAGATATGTCGCCAGCCAAGCTGCCGACCTGTCCGACAAGCCTTGTCATTCAAAGTTATCACGACCACTTGCCGACATTGCCAACAGTCAGGCTGCAAAGCGAATCGCGAACTAAGGCCATTGGTGCATTCTGGAAATGGGTTCTGACAAGCAAGAGAGCAGACGGGACACATCGAGCAGAAAACGAAGATCAAGCGCTGCAATGGATAGGCGAATATTTCAACCGTGCAAACGACAATGATTTTCTGATGGGCCGAAATGCCCAATCTGGAAAACATGCCAACTGGAAAGCAGATTTTGATTTTCTGTTGACCGAAAAAGGCAAGCGCCACGTCATAGAAAAAACAGGGGGATAACATGGATATATTGCCAAGCGTTCAAACTTCGGAAAGCTCAGTTCTCAGCATCTTGATGAACAAGCCCGAGGCGTTCGATGATTGCACCGAGCTACAGCCCGAGCATTTCCCTACCGACTGGCTCCGCACGTTGTTTGTGGAGATGCGCCGCCAACACGCAAAAGGCCCGTTTGATCTGGTGAGTCTGGCTGATGCGCTGAAGGACCACATTGCACTTGCCGACCTTCACGCGATTTTCGAGTACAGCGCGCACAGTGCTCGAGCATTTGCAGTCCACGTTCAAAAGCTAATTGATGCGCGCAAGAGTCGCCAGCTTTACGATATGTCGGGGCTTTTACACGAGCTTGCATTTGAGACAAGCCCTATTCAGGAGCGCATAGACCGTGTGCAGGGTGAGCTAATCAAGCTGGAAGACGCGAAAGACGCAGATGAATGGGTAGATGCCTATCAAGCAAGTATTGAGCACCTAGACCTCATAGAGGCTCGAGAGGCCGGTACGGTGAAGGGCATACCCACTGGCCTAACGGACTTGGATGAACTGTTAGACGGCGGTTTCCAGCGCGGGAACCTTGTAGTAATCGGCGCACGGCCTGCTATGGGTAAGACCGCTATGGGTTTGACCATTGGATTGCATGTGGCTCAGGATTACCACGTCGGGCTATTGAGCATGGAAATGCCACACGCTGACGTTAGAGACCGTCAAACAGCCATCTTGGGAAATGTCGCCATTGGAAACATCAAGCGTCCACACAAGGGGCTCGAGTTTGACAGAATCAGCGATGCCATTGAAAAAAGCAAAACCCGCAAATTCTACGTTTCCGACAAAAGCGGACTAAACATCCTGCAAGTAAGGGCCAAGGCTCGAGCATTGAAGCGCCGCAAAGGGCTAGATGTTCTGGTGGTTGATTACATTGGCCTAATGTCTGGGCTAGACCCAAAGGCTCCGCGCGCTTACCAGATCGAGGAAATATCTCGAGGTCTAAAGACGCTTGCAAAAGACCTGTCAATCATTGTTATCTGCTTGGCTCAGGTGAATCGTGGCGCGGCTGACCGTGGCAACCAATGCCCCGCATTGCACGACTTGCGAGACTCTGGGGCTATTGAGCAAGATGCAGACGTGGTGGGGTTCATTCACCGGCCAATTCAGGCAGATCCTAATTTAGGCGCTCAGTGGGCTGATTACGGTCTTTTGCGTATTGCAAAGAACCGCCAAGGCCGCACTGGTGACGTGCATCTGTATTACGTTGCCAATCAAACTCGCTTTGGAGCATGGGGCGGCGAACCTCCAACAAATTCAACACAAGGAAGTAAATCACTATGAAAACCGAACAATACGCGCTCGAATGGTCGCGCAAGACAAATAATTTTCATGTTCAGACACTGGCCCACGCGCTCGCATCTGCGCAGCGAGCTTTTCTAAAAAACAGCAGCAATGACTATCACATCATCATGGTAGGCACTCAAGATGCTTGCTTGGCGATGGCTGAAAACAATCGCGACAAATTGAACGAGCGAAAACGAACTATCTAGGGTAAACCCTAATTCACAAAATGACCGCACTAACGATAATTGGCCTATCCCTAGCGGTTTACGGACTGTCTAGGCTTATAGGTAGACTTTTAGGAGGTGAGAATGTTACTGAGTGACGATGAAATCAAAGCGGTCAACTTTGTAGACCTGAACCGACTTGACTACGAAGTGTTCGAGGTAGATCAAAGCTCCGTTATGGAGTTTGCCCGAGCCATCGAAGCCGCGATTCTGGCGAAGCTGGGGGCGATGGAGCTGCCGGAGCCTGCTGGTGCGTATAAGGAAGGTTCCTTCATAGCGATGCGGAATGGCTTTCCTTCCGAGATGATCGAAATGAGCGACGCCTATTCAGCCGCCCAACTTCACCAAGCCTACGCACAGGGAGCAGCGGCACAGCTTTCACAGGAACCGATTGCACTTCTGAGGAAAGATCAAAAGCACGTAATTCTTGCTGATGACTTGCCCAACTACATGCGCGGAGAAGATCGTTTTCCCACGCCACTCTACACACGGAGGGAAGCCAAATGACACAAGAATTGCGAAAGCTGGCTGAGGAAGCTGATTCAGCGATGACATACGAGCGGGAATGGACAGAGTTTAAAAAAGCCTGCACCCCCGCCGCAATCCTTGAGCTGCTGGAAAGGGTGGAGAAGGCTGACGCTCTGGTGAAAGCAATCAAAACAGACCGGCACGATTGGGAAGACTGGCCCGACGATAGCCGTGAAGCATTCCGCGCAATGGAGGCAAGCAAATGACCGACTACAAAAGCACAATTGCAGAACTGCGCTACTTGGCAGATTGGGCAAAGCATCACTTGGACAAGGCGAAGATTGCCAATGACGCCGCAGAAGCTATTGAGGCGCTGCAATCCAAGCTAGGCGACGCCATCCGATCATTGGCGAACTGGCAGCATCAATGCACTGAGTTGCAAGCAGAGAACGAGCGGCTGAAGTCTGAGCTTGATAAGGCGCAAGACGAAATTAACTGCGCCGAATCTTCTCTGGAGGCTTTTAGTTGCGAGTTTGAATCGGAAGTGTTCAACCAAGGATTTGACTGCCTTGGTGATTTTGCTCAGGCGCTTTGGACTGCCTCAAACGATCAACGCAACGCCCTGCAATCCCGATTGGACGCTATGGGCAAGGGGGAGGCGGTGGCGTGGTCTGTGACCGTTGGCGATGATTACAAAAACTGCATTGAAATCAGTCATTGCGAAAGTGATGTTGTTGCTCAGTATGAAGAATCAATTGCGGGCGGATTTGAGAGCATTTACACGCTGCATAAGCTTTACGCAGCACCCAAGGCGCTGGCACCGTTTGCCATCCCTGCCGATGTGCTGGAAGCGGCGACCAACATGCAAAAGAACCACTATCGCGGACCATTGGCGTGGGCTGTGAAGGTCATCGACTTTGTGGCAGCTCACGGAATCCACGCAAAGGGAGGCCAGCAATGACTGAACCGCTACTTACATGCCCTGAGTGTGGCACTGACCAAGTGATTGTGAAAGAAGTTACATCCCTGATGGTCAACACCTTTGAACACTACTGCCACAGCGTGAAAGCACACGACTCCGACGCCAAGTGCAGTTGCTTGCAGTGCGAATGGTCTGGTGAACGCAAGGACTTGAAGGGAGGCCAGCATGAAGATGCCTGAGCCTAAAGCGTGGATTAAGTACCTGATCGGCGCAGAAGCAAAACCGAACGGGCAGTGCTACGACATTGTTTTTACGCCGGTTGATGGCTACTCGCCACTCTACGACAAGCAAGCCCTGATCGACTTGCTCGAAGAAGCGGCAGAGATGTGTGAGCTTTTTGACGCAACAGACCCGAAATACTTGGCGGTGGAGATTCGCCGCATGAAGGAAAAGCTATGACCACCAAAGACGTGCGAATTGCCGTTGTTTGCACCGCTGGCTTGTTGAACACATCAGTGATCGCAGCACTGGCAGCAAAAGGCATATCAGTTGAGCTGGAAGGTGAGCGCGTGCTGACGGAGGCAAGCCCTGAGCCGCTGCGCCTGCCAATCTTGCGCGACCCCGAGCCAATCGGCCCTTGGTGGGAGCCGTCAACCGGCAAGAAAAAGGCTCAGTGGAAGCAGGAAACCTACGGGAGAAAACTCAAATGACCACCAAAGACGCCGGACTGGTGACTACACATTGCGGGACACGGGCGGTATGCGTAGAAGAACAAAGCCGGTCCTATGGCTGGGTTCTTTACAAACATCGTGACGGTCAATGGGTTACTGAGCGCAGGGCGCTGCCTCATGAATTGCAGCGAGCCATCGAAATCCACAAAAGCCACGACACCGAACCGCAAAGGGGATGACTATGACCACCAAAGACGTATTATCACTGGCGCTGGAGGCGCTGGCTGCAAATGAATTTCACCTTGTTGAAATTGGTCAGCGGGGCAATGGCTTGCATGCGCAGACTGTTAAAGCCATCACCGCCATCAAGCAAGCTATCACACCAGAAACCGGAAACGCTGCCACGCCCGATGCGTCGGCTATCACAGCGGGAAACGGACAGCAAGCGCAAGAGCCGGTGAGCGAATTGGAAAAGCTACGTGACCCCGCAGTGCTTCACGCAAACCTGTTGCGAGGCTTCCCCGCATTACTGACCACCGAGCAGCTATGGCACATCATTGGCGAAGTGCAGCAAAAGGCGCTGATTGCAAAGTTCGCAGAGCCAGCACCCAAGCAAGCGGAGCCAGCATGGCAGCCGATTGAAACAGCGCCGAAGGATGGGAAAATCTTGCTCGGTGTTTGGGAGGGAGACTGGAACAACCCGAAACAACGATTCAAAGTGTACGAGGCAACTATGTACAAAACAGGGCCATCGTGGGCAATGAAAGCAAGCTACCGCACCGAGGAAGGTGGAGCATACGAGATTGCCGGATGGATGCCACTGCCAACTCCACCGGAGGCGAAAGCATGACCCACAAAATCGGATGTGCACAGCACGACTGCGAGGCTTGCGCAACTCAGGCCGCAGAGCTTCGCCGCTTGCAGGCTGAGAACGAGGCCCAAAAAGCCCGAGTGCGCGAACTGTGCGACTTAATCCGCAAGGTTCACAAAGCGAAGGGCCGTTATCACACTCAGCTAGCCATGTGCGATCTATTTGATGGACTTGGCCTATCCAACGAACGACCAGACGCAGCACGGGCAAAGGAGCAGACACCATGAGCGACGGAGGCAAGGGCGACACACAGCGCCCGACAGATATGGACGAATTCCGCAAGAACTGGGAGCGCATTTTTGGCAAACCACCCGTTAGCGAACATCCGAAACCGGCTGATAACGCACATCCTATGGATGAAAAACATTGATGAGGACTATGCACGATGGGCACTGAAGAACTACGAAGCAATGGTACCGGAGCTGGAGCTAATCAAGGGAGTGAAGGAGCGATTGTCCTGCCTTGGCCCCCAAGCGTTAACCACTACTGGAGACGGTCAAAAAACGGAATGATGCACATTAGCGCGGAGGGCGTTGCCTTTCGTGAGGCCGTGCATTGGCAGGTATTGCAGCAGTGCCCGTTAAAAAGCCTTCATGGCGATTTATCGGTAGACATTGAGGCATTCATGCCAGATCGACGCAGACGCGACCTAGACAACATCCTGAAGGCTCTGTTAGATGCGATAACCCATGCCGGTGTATGGATGGATGACAGCCAGATTGTTGACCTACGAATCAGGAAGGCTAAGACCATTGGCGGAATGGTGAAGGTAAAAATCCTGCAAGTTTCCGACGAACGGTAAAAATACTGCTTGCAATTGTTTGTTGTGGGCCTATAATTCATTCATCGCAACACACTTAGGGGAATGAAAATGACCACAGCAGAAAACATCATCGAATTGCGTGACGGCGGTTTCGAGGCGCAGGCAATTCAAATGTGCGAATCTCAGTCAGTGTCAATCGAGATTCACAACGATGTAGAAAAGACATATTTCTTTGCGGACGGCTCTTGGGTAACTCGCGCAATCTTTGATGATCTCGATGCGATTTGGTCACTCTGAAAGGCGGCAAATCATGAAAGCATTCAACATCACCACCGGCTGCACTGTCTACATTGCTCCCTATCAAGATGGCAAGGTATGGGTAAGCGAGACAGAGGATGACTTCAAGCGCTGCATGGGTCGTTGCGACTATGCAGAAAACTACAAGCAAGCATGAAAGGCGGCAAACAATGACCACACTAGGCTCAATATTCGATGAAGAAGAAGCCGCAATGCTTGCCCGAGCTAAGGCAGAGATTGCAGCAGAGGCATTGCGCTATGAGGCAGACCCCGTTTACCGCGCTGCTGTAGATGCAAAGCGCATAGCCGCTGAAGACATCCTTAGCAACATTCCAGACGATCAGCCCGAGGATGATGAGGATGATGAGGAATGAAAGGCGGCAAACGAGAGGGGGCAGGACGGCCCCCAGCCGACAACCCTGCAAAGCACATCGTCAAGGCGCGGCTGACTGACGAGCAAAAGGCAAAGTGGGACGAGCTGGGCGGTTCTCGCTGGGCAAAACGGATGCTAGACGAATCGCCAAAAGTTAGGGTTTCCCCTAATTCGCAAGCGTGAAAAAGTGCTAGACAATTCATTCATTAACAACACGGAGAGAGAAATGAACGCTAAATATGAGTTTGTAGACGGCGACGTAATCACGATTGCACCGGGGCGCACCTTAAAGCGAATTCGCGCATTGGTAGCTATTTCTTGGATTGCAGCGCCCGGCTCATTAGGTGGATATATCGAGTCTGAAAAATGCCTTGATGTGTACGGCGATGCGTGGGTGTCCGGCAATGCGCGGGTGTACGGCGATGCGCAGGTGTACGGCGATGCGCGGGTGTACGGCGATGCGTGGGTGTCCGGCAATGCGCAGGTGTCCGGCAATGCGCAGGTGTACGGCAATGCGCAGGTGTACGGCGATGCGCGGGTGTACGGCGATGCGTGGGTGTCCGGCAATGCGCAGGTGTACGGCAATGCGCAGGTGTACGGCGATGCGCGGGTGTCCGGCAATGCGCGGGTGTACGGCGATGCGCAGGTGTACGGCGATGCGTGGGTGTCCGGCAATGCGCGGGTGTACGGCAATGGCCTGATTTTTTGGGCTTCAAAAGTCGGCAGCGAAAATGGCACCCTGACCGTCTACAACACAAAAGACAATGATTTAGAAGTAACCCGTGGATGCTTTAAAGGTTCCGTTGATGAGTTTTTATCTGCTTCTGAGGCAAAGCACGATGAGCAAACGCACCTTGAATATCGACTTTTGATTGAAGTCGCACATAGCCGCATTACACGCGCACGAAAGGATACAAAATGAAAACAATCAACGTAAGCGAAGACGCACTAAACACCATCAAGCGCATGGCGGTGGAGCGAGAGCAGCAGATTGAAGCGATGCGCGAGGCTTTGAAGGCTATTCAAGACGTAGCAATGAACGCAACCGCAGACGAGCATTGGGCTCGGGTGGATAGCCTTTGCAATCAGGCATTGGCAGAATGAAACGCGACCCAGAAGAGGCGGTTGACTTCATACTAGCCAACGCTAAGAAGTTCGCCAGCGCAAAGGCGGACCGCATTTACTTGGAAGAGTTCAGGAAGAGCAAGAAGGCCATTCTGATGAAGGAAAGCGCGGAAAAAAGCGCAGCCGCTAAGGAAATGGACGCCTATGCACATCCTGACTACATCGAGCTAATCAAAGGACTGCGGGAGGCCGTGGAGATTGAGGAGCTTTTAAAGTGGAAGCTGATAGCTGCCCAGATCGTGCCTGAAATATGGCGCACTGAGCAGGCTAACAACCGAAACCAAGACAGGGCAGCGCGATGACCAATGACGAAAAGCGCCATAAAGCAAAGCTGGCAGACATGGCTTGCATCATCTGTGAACGCATCTATGGGCAACACGCTGGAGGCAATGTAGAGCTACATCACTTGAGGGCTGGAGGATGGGGAAAAGGCGACTATAGAACGCTAATCCCACTATGTTTCAACCATCACAGGGGTACAGAAGGCATACACACAATGGGAACAAAAGCATGGGAGCGCCATTTTGGCGTGAGTCAAACGGATTTGTTAAACGAGATATTGGAGCGGATTTAATGCGTAAAAAGTGCAATCGCAAGGTGTGGCTCAAAGTCAACCCCATTGAACACGCCAAGTATCAGGCCAGCCTGTTGACCCATGCCGAGTGGAATGACCAGATGACGCCAGTTATCGCCGCCTTAGACCGTTTAAGCCGTGGCGATTGGGATAAGGTGGAGTGCTGGCAGCCGATGTTCGAGTGCCTGAACCGAATCGAGAGCATGATTGTCTTGAATCGGGTGGACGCGATGCCGTTTGTCAAACAAGCGCAGGCGGCAATGGTTAACGCGCTAGACCGTCAGAAGCGCATGGGAACCCAGTCATTCAAGGCCGAGGAACTGGCGACACTACGAGAAGTGGTGAGCGTTTACGGCGATCTATTGAAAGAGGTAACCCATGCTCAATTTCAACGGGCTACGGCGCACACAAACGCCAACGTCACGCGAATTCTCAAGAACAAGGGCAATATGAAGAACATTAACGATTGTGTATTTGAAGCATGAACATCGAAGTAATTTTTGATTGCCTAAAGCGTGGCATTGTTGACCGTGGCGAGATGGAAAAGCGCACGGGACTGACCAGAAAGCAGGTAAACGGCGCACTAGGCCAGCTACACAAGAGCAAGCGCATCAAGGTCAAGGAAACGCTAACCGTGAGGGGGCAGGCCTTTCATGTGTTTGAGGTAAACGGGGGCTTTAAAAAGCACATTTTCGACGGGGTGAACTCTATTTTTAACGTGGGGGCTGTATGAATGATGGACACTTCGCAATTCTTGTATCAGCCTTTTTTGCTGTGATTGGCCTTTTCTGCGGTGGATATGTTTTTGGCGAAGAAGCTGGCCGCAAAACTGCCTGCGAATCTGTAAAGCTGGAGTGGGTGCAAGGCAAGTGCATGAAGGTAACAAGGGAGGCCGTATGAACGACGAAGAATTACAAGACGCAGAGCTAGACGCGCTTGTCTCTGGTGGGCTGTTTGTGGTGACTGTAGCGTTTGCTGTGGTCGGCGCAATTATTTTGCTGAACCTAGGGTAAACCCTAATACTCAGACACCAAAGCAGGCCCGATAATTGAGCTATCAACAACGCAACCGGAGAGAGAAATGACAAACGTAACCCGCGCACAAGTCAACAAAGCAATCAAGAGCTTGGGACAAATTGAGCTAATCAAGGGCAACGGCTATTTCTACTTCGTGGGCGACTCCGTGAGCGTTGATGCTTCTGGTGTTTATGTGAACTCCATCGGCCAGCTGACGCTAGATCAATGGATTGACGAGGCAAAGCAAGTAATTCAATAAACCCAAGGGCTACGGCCCTTAAGTGCTAAAATAGAACAAAGGGCGGCTCATTATCTCCCTCCGATAGTCTCAATCCTAGACTAGACAATTCTCTCAAGTGCGACCACTGGCAGCCCGATTGTTTTGGCAGTGCAAGCATCAAAAGCGCCGAGCCTTAAACATTAGCGCAATTTTGAGAATGGATGCATGAAGTAAGCGCATCGAATACGGTGAGTATCCGCGGCCTCGTCGGAGCCGTCACCGGAGAGTACGAGGTGGTGCGCTTACTTGATGTCTCATGAATCAAGCCGCTTGGCATCATTAACCCCGATGCAGCTAAAGTAACAGGCGGTTTGATTGATGGAACGGGCTTAGATTTTTAATCACTTCTGCCAAACAAACAATTGAAGTAGCCGCGCTGAGATTGCTCGCGCACCATCAACCATCACGCATGTGGACTATGGAGCCGGTTCGACTCCGGTAACTTCGCCATACGACTCTAGCAGTCTGAGGCCAAGGCGGAACCAGTCCACAGCCGTGATGGTGAAGAAAAAGCGTTTCAAGGGTCAAGTAGTGGGTCACCCCTTGGTGAGCAAGTAACGCCATCAATTAATCAACAGGAGGAAGAATGTCAAACACAGAAATCAACGCAGTAAGCGCCGCACTAACAATCGCCGTCATCGCCGCTGGAGGTGTCGCAGGATATGCGGCCTATCGCTTTACGATGTGGTTCGCTCAATTCATGGTATGGTGAGATCATGAAACTCTACGAATGGTGTTTGGGCCTTGGACTCTGCGCAATCGGACTGCCTTTGCTGGGTATCGGATACATCGCAGTGGTAAAGCTGTTGATTGAGGATGAGCAGAGGGGCAAACGATGACAGGACGACCAAGCAAGTACAAGAAAGAGTTTGTTGAGCAGGCTGTGAAGCTGTGCAAGCTTGGTGCGACTGATATAGAGCTGGCTGACTTCTTTGAGGTGAACGTCGCAACGCTTTACCGATGGAAGAACGAATACCCCGACTTTTGCGAGGCCTTAAAGATTAGCAAGGCTGTAGCTGATGACCGAGTAGAGCGCAGCCTGTTTGCCCGAGCTAATGGCTACGAGCATGAGGAAGTTGATATTCGTGTAGTGTCTGGAGAGATTGTCAAGACGCCTATTCGCAAGTTCTATGCGCCCGATACAACTGCCTGTATCTTCTGGCTGAAGAACCGCCGACCTGAAGCATGGCGCGATAAGGTAGAGACAGAGCTATCAGGCCCGAATGGTGGGCCGTTGGAGACCAAGGCAACCCTTGATGTGGGCTCTCTGTCTACAGAGGCTCTAGCGGAGATCATGGCGCTTAAAGATGCAACTAAGCCACGATGAACTATTGAACGCAGAGCGGGAACTGTGCAAGCGGTCACTCGCTCACTTTGCGCGCAGGGCGTGGCATGTGCTGGAGCCTGTAGCAGAACTCAAATGGGGATGGGCGCTAGACGCCATCTGCCTGCACCTTGAAGCGGTGACCGATGGGCGAATCACTCGCCTATTGATGAACGTGCCGCCCGGCTCTATGAAGTCTCTGTTAACGGGTGTTATCTGGCCTGCGTGGGAGTGGGGGCCAAAGAACATGCCAGAGATGCGTTTTATCGGCACGGCACATGAGGAAACCCTAGCCATCCGAGATAGCCGCAAGTGCCGCGACTTGATTAAATCTGAGTGGTATCAAGAGCTTTGGCCGGTAGAGCTGGCAAGCGACCTAGACGGGAAGCGCGAGTTCGGCAACACCAAGAAGGGCGTCCGTCAGGCGCGATCATTCACCAGCATGACAGGCGTTCGTGGTGACCGTGTGATATTGGACGACCCTATCAGCGCGGACTCTGCTAACTCTGACTCGAAACTAGAAGCAGCAAGAATCGCGTTTACCGAGACGCTACCAACACGAGTCAACAGCGAAAAGAGCGCCATTGTCGTAGTGATGCAGCGACTGAACGAGAAAGACGTCAGCGGCATCATTGTTGAAATGGGCCTGCCTTATGTGCATCTGCGTATTCCAATGCGCTTTGAGGCTGCTAGACGCTGCACGACAGAGATAGGGTGGACTGACCCGCGCACCAAAGAGGGAGAATTGATGTTCCCCGAGCGGTTCGGAGAGCAGCAGGTAAGCGAGCTAGAGAAAACGCTTGGCACCTATGGCGCAGCAGGCCAGTTGCAGCAGCGACCAGCGCCTCGTGGTGGCGGCATCTTGAAGGAACACTGGTACAAGTACTATACCGTGTTGCCGCGCCTTGAATATCGAATGATCTACGCCGATACAGCGCAAAAGACAGGGCAAGAGAACGACTATTCTGTTTTCGAGTGCTGGGGGCGATCATTGGCCGGTGATGCTGTACTGATTGACCTTATCCGAGGTAAGTGGGAGTCGCCTGAGCTACTGGTCAACGCCCGTGCGTTTTGGTTGAAGCATCTAGCCATCAAGGGCGCACCGCTTAGGGCGATCAAAGTAGAAGACAAGGTATCTGGAACCGGCTTAATCCAGACGCTACGCCGTGAGCGTGTACCAGTCTTGGCGATACAGCGAGGCAATGACAAGATCAGCCGCGCACACGATAGCGCACCATTTATCGAGTCTGGCGGGGTGATGCTGCCCATTGATGCGCCTTGGCTGTCAGACTTTCTTAAAGAGTCGTCAACCTTCCCCGGTGGAGCCAATGACGACCAGCTAGACCCGATGTTTGACGCCATTAAAGACGCGCAAACCCTGCCGGTGCAGAACATATCGGAAACTGTAACCGCTTTACCTACCGCTAATAGGTGGTGATAATCGGGGAAAAGGAAACATCATGGCACGTTTAACACTAGAGCAGCGCTTATCAAACCTTCACGCCGAAGCCGTGGCAGAGTTTGACAACATCCAAGGCGCTATGCGAGATGAGCGCTTGCAGGCATTGCAAGACCGCCGTTTTTACTCACTCGCAGGCGAACAGTGGGAAGGCGCACTCGGTGAGCAGTTCGCCAATAAGCCGAAGTTTGAGGTGAACAAGATTCACCTCGCAGTCTTGCGCATCATCAGCGAGTACCGAAACAACCGAATCACTGTTGACTTCCTGAGCAAAGAGGGCAACGAGTACGACAAACTAGCCGACACTTGCGACGGACTCTACCGCGCAGATGAGCAGGACTCGGGAGCCGAGGAAGCCTACGATAACGCCTTTGAAGAAGCTGTTGGCGGTGGCTTTGGTGCGTGGCGTTTGCGCACTTGCTACGAGGACGAAGAAGACGACGAGAACGAAAAGCAACGAATTCGCATCGAGCCAATCTTCGACGCTGATAGCTCTGTTTTCTTTGACCTTAACGCAAAGCGACAGGACAAGGCAGACGCTAAAAAGTGCTTTGTCATCACTTCAATGACGATTGAGGCGTACAAAGAGCAGTACAACGACGACCCCGCAAGCTGGCCCAAAGACATTCAGCAACTCGAATTTGATTGGGCAACGCCTGATGTTGTTTATGTCGCCGAGTATTACAAGGTCGAGGAAGTGGGTGAGACAGTTCGCATATTCCAAGCGCTAGACGGCACCGAAGAGCGCTACACCGACGCAGATTTTGAGAATGACGAGAACCTAGAGGAAACGCTGGCCGCGATTGGTAGCCGCGAGGTGCGTCAGAAGAAGGTCAAGCGCAAGAAGGTACACAAGTACATCCTATCCGGTGGTGGCGTCTTGGAGGATTGCGGCTACATTGCAGGCCGCTGTATACCTGTCGTGCCGGTTTACGGTAAGCGGTGGTTCGTGGACAACGTAGAGCGCTGCATGGGCCATGTGCGATTGGCAAAGGACTCGCAACGCCTGAAGAACATGCAGCTATCCAAGCTGGGTGAAATCAGCGCACTGTCCAGCGTGGAGAAGCCTATTCTGACCCCTGAGCAGGTAGCAGGGCATCAGATCATGTGGTCCGAGGATAACCTGAAGAACTACCCTTACCTGTTGGTAAACCCGATTCTTGACGCTAACGGACAACCGACAGTCGCAGGGCCAATCGGATACACCAAGCCGCCACAAATCCCGCCAGCAATGGCCGCACTATTGCAGATCACAGAGCAGGACATACAAGACGTTTTGGGCAATCAGCAGCAGGGTGACAAGATGGTGAGCAACATCTCAGGCAAGGCTGTGGAGATGATTCAGCAGCGCCTAGATATGCAAACGTTTATCTACGTGTCCAACATGTCCAAGGCCGTGCGCCGTTGCGGTGAAATCTGGTTATCTATGGCGCGGGATGTGTACGTCGAGAAGGGCCGCAAGATGAAATCAATCGGCTCACAGGGTGAAATGACCAGCGTGGAGCTAATGCGCCCCATGATGGCAGAGTCCGGTGAGCAGGAAATGGAGAATGATCTATCCTCCGCTCAGTTTGATGTGACTGTGGATGTAGGCCCGTCATCTAGCTCTAAACGTGCGTCAACTGTCCGCGCACTCACAGGCATGGCCGCGATCACTGAAGACCCAGAGACTAAGCAAGTCTTGGGAGCGATGGCAATGATGAACATGGAAGGAGAGGGCATTGAAGAAGTGCGAGACTATTTCCGACGCAAGCTGCTAAACATGGGCGTCGTTAAGCCTACCGAGGAAGAAGCCAAGCAACTCAAAGAAGCCAAGGACAGCGCGCAACCCGACGCCAATACAATCTACATGCAAGCCGCCGCGCAGGAAGCCAGCGCAAACGCAGCACTGAAGAACGCGCAGACGGTCAAGACCATCAAAGACGCTGAATTGACCGAGGCAAAGACAATCGAAACCATGACCAACATCGACGCATCAGAAGTGCGCACCGCAATGGAGGTCATTGATAAATTTGGGCAATCGCCGCAACCCCCAGAGGTTAATGCGGTAGTCGTAAGTCCTAATGAGGTTCCCGCGCAGCCTCTTTAATGCGTGAGTATGGAGTAGAGAAATGCGATTGAAGAAGTTTGTACTGCGAAACGAAGTCCAAGACGAATCCGGCACTGAGGTGCTGGAGGTCGAGCAGGAAGTAGCGGAGCCGGTAGAGGAAGTCACCGACGCAGCGCCCGAAGAGTCGGCGGGGTCTGAGGATGTGGTTATCAGCATTGGTGACGAGCCAATCGAAGAAGCCAAAGAGCAGGCCCCCGAGTGGGTGCGAGAACTGCGCCGCTCTCATCGTGAGCTGCAAAAGGAAAACCGCGAACTGAAAGCGGCAATCAGCAAACCCGCCGATAAGCCGACGATCACGCTAGGCAAAAAGCCCTCATTGTCTGATGATGGTATTGACTACGACGCCGAGGTGTTTGAGCAGCGCCTGACTGAATGGCACGACCGCAAGCGCCAGATTGAGCAACAAGAGAACGAGCAGAAGCGCGAGCGCGATGCACAAGAGCAGGCATGGAAAGACCGCCTAGACGCCTATGCAAAGTCTAAGGAGTCGCTAAAGGTCAAGGACTACGAAGACGCCGAAGCAGTTGCACAGGAAACCCTGAACGTTACACAACAAGGCATACTCGTACAAGGCGCAGACAATCCAGCATTAATCATTTATGCGTTAGGCAAGAACCCCGCCAAAGCGAAAGAACTTGCAGGCATCAAAGACCCTGTAAAGTTCGCCTTTGCAATCGCAAAACTGGAGACACAATTGAAAGTAACCAACCGCAAAGCCCCGCCACCGCCTGAGAAGGTAATCCAAGGCACAGGCCGCGCCTCCGGTGCGATTGATTCGACTCTTGAACGACTCCGCGCAGAGGCTGAGAAAACCGGCGATATGTCCAAGGTACTCGCGTACAAACGAAACAACCGAAAGTAATGTATTGCGCACTTTTTGAAGGTGCGCGATAATTAAGACACGGCCCCGCCTCCGTCATGGTGAGTAATATCGGCACCGCCTCCGTATGGTGAGATAAGCGCAGGTAACTGCAATCATTTCATTTTTAAGGAATTACTCATCATGGCCAATCAATTCAGCAAAGAAGAGCGCGTAGCCTTTGAGGACGTACTCGAAAAGTTCAACGATCAACTCGTTCTTTCCCGCAACGTCAACAAGTACAACACCGACTCCGTGACAATGGAGCGGACTAACGACACCATCTGGCGCCCACAGCCGTACATTGCCCAGTCTTACGACGGCACTGACGCAACATCCAACTTCAACGACCAGACTCAACTGTCTGTACCTTCTACCATTGGCTTCGCCAAACACGCCACTGCAATCCTGACCGCAACCCAATTGCGCGACCTGTTGCAAGAAGGCCGACTGGGTGAAGCTGCTGCGCAGAAGCTGGCGTCTGATGTGAACGTGGCCGTTATGAACGTTGCCGCACAGCAAGGCTCTCTGGTGGTGAAGCGCACCTCTGCCGCATCCGGTTTTGATGACATTGCGCAAGCTGAAGCCATCATGAACGAGCAAGGCGTTCAAGCGTTTGACCGTTACATGGCCCTGTCCACACGCGACTACAACGGCATGGCTTCCAACTTGGCAGGCCGTCAGACCTTGACCCCCAAAGCCCTGACAGCTTACGAGAAGGCCTACATTGGTCAGTTGGCATCGTTTGATACCTACAAGCTGGACTACGCAAACAGCTTGCCAGCCGCTGCCGGTGGTGCGTCTATCACCATCAACACATTGGACGCAGGTAACAACCACTACACACCTAAAGCGACTTCTACAGCCGCAACAGGTGAAGTGTCCAACGTTGACAACCGCTACCAGACCGTGACCGTTTCCAGCACCACTAACGTGGCTGCCGGTGACTGCTTCACTATCGCTGGTTTGAACGCTGTGCATCACATCACCAAGGGCGACACCGGCCAGCTCAAGACCTTCCGTGTGATCTCCGTGACCAACGGCACTACTATGGTGATCTCGCCCCCGATCATCACCAACCAAGTGGCAAACGCTGCCGCCGCTCAGTACCAAAACTGCAAGATCAACACCAAGGCGTCTAACAGCGCTATCGTGTGGTTGAACACTGTGCGCGCCAACGTTAACCCATTCTGGCAAAAAGACGCCATCGAATTGCTGCCCGGACGCTATGCCGTGCCAACCGATGCGGGTGCTGCTGTGATGCGCGCTACCACCGACCAAGGTATCGAGATCGTCCTGCAAAAACAGTACGACATTGACACCATGAAAACCAAGTATCGCTGGGATACCCGTTTTGGCGTGGTGATGACGCAGCCGCAGATGGCGGGTATCGTTCTCTTCTCGCAATCCTAAGTAATAGGGGCTTCGGCCCCTGTTTTTTGATTCAACCAAAGACCTCCGCTAGAAATAGCGGGGGCAGAAATTACAGGGTATTGCCGTGGAAAAAATCATTTACGCTAATGGGACTGCTGAAGTATTAGTCCCCGCCGGTCAGAAAATCGCAATCGCAACTTACGGGAACGAATACGCAACTCTCTCATTCAAGCGCGGCAATAACCTAGAGTTCATTCAGCGACTCAATAACGCGCAGGTAACGCTAGGCCCTTGGACTGATGTTCGCACCGTCAACATTGAAGCCGCACAAGACCCAGTTTCTTACGATGTGGGCACTGCGCCGTTCCTTGAGAGCAATGTGCGGATGAGTTCTAATCCTTTCACCGGGGGGGTCACAGGGATTCAGGCACCAGATGGAAGCCGCATCGCGCTCGCTCCCATCGCAGGCAGCGGCTGGACGCGCCCATTCAGCGGAGGCCCAGCCTCTGCCACCCCCTTCACATTCTGCAACCAGCATCCCGTGGTTCCGCGCTTCGTGGGTGTGCAGCTTGGGTTTCTCAACTTGGGTACTGCTGCCTACACCGTGGCGGGCGCTAAAGTCGCAGTGGCACCGACTGACGGTAACAATGGACAGGCACTCACATGGGTCGATGCAACATTCGACAATGGTGTTTCCTCTACCGCCACTCCCAAGGTGATTGCGGCTGGCTCTGGTGCAACCGTTAACGCTGTGCCCGGTGGACTGACAGCGACTGACGTTATCCCCCTGTTGCCGGTAGATCGCACGGACATTCCGGGCAATCCTTTTCTGGTGCAGACACGAAGCTACATCAGCACAAACTCCACTTTGCACGCTACGCAGGCGGGGGGTATTACGGCATTCCGCGCCGCCACCGGCTTGGAGTTCGGCTCTATGATTTCTCCCGGCGATCAAGTTACAAACCCTGCAACCCAATCAGTGGTGCCATCAGCAGCAGGCACATGGATTTGCCCAAGCGTGGTCAAGTTCTACTATGAGGCCCCCACTATCAACGTCGCTGGTATTGGTGACTCGCTAATGCGCGGCCAAGGCTCCACATCGGGGCATAACAGCGGCGAAGAAATTGCCTGCCGCCAGCTATCCAGTGCGAGTAAGGTTTACGCTTATGCAAATTACGGCATCTCGGGCCAACAGATCGCCGCAAGTTTTGCAACAGCTCAGGCTGTATTGGCATCCGACACATTCCGCCCACAGGTGCTAGTCTGGAAAGCGTTTTCCCCCAACGACGCCTACACGCAAGCGAACTTTGACGCGGCCTATCTCTACTTGTTGCGCTTGATGGATTTGTGCAACCAGAAGGGCGTGGCCCTGATTGTTCGCAATGCACAGCGCTGGAATCAATCGCCGGGCAACACTGCACTGATCGAGGCATTCAATGCTCGGGTGGCAAAGTTGTCAGGGTTGGCGATTAACGACGACTACGGCATTCTTTCTGCGGGTGCCCCAGACGGAATAAAGAACAACCTTGCATACACCGTTAGTGCAGGCGACCAGCATTTAAGTGATGCGGGTTATGCAGCTATCTCTGCAACGCTCAAGAAGTTGATTCTTGCGGCTTACCCTGCCTAAGCCCCTCAGCACGAGGATCACAAACCCGCTTCGGCGGGTTAACCTAAAATAGGAACGATATGGAATACCCCCTAAACCTTTACAAGTCCGCTGAGTTATTTGTCAATGTGGCAAACGACGAAGAAAAAGACGCAGCCCTAGCCGATGGCTGGTTTCTCACAGTTCCAGAAGCACTCGCAGGAAAAGCGGATGACAACTCCGCACCCACCCGCGAAGAACTAGAACTCAAGGCAACCGAGCTAGGAATCAAGTTTGACGGGCGCACCACTGACGCTAAACTTGGCAAATTGATCGCTGAAAAGGTCTAACCATGACAACAAAACGCCAGTTCGTTAATCAGGCTTTTGAAGAAATCGGGCTGGCGTCTTATGTCTATGACTTGACCCCCGAGCAGCTAACAAGCGCAGTGACTAAGCTTGATTCCATGATGGCAACATGGAGCGCGAAGGGAATCAGATTGGGTTACCCGCTTGTGTCAAACCCAGATCAAAGCGATATTGAGTCTGACACTTTTGTGCCTGATTCTGCGTTTGAAGCCATCACGACAAACCTAGCGATTCGATTGGCTCCGAGCTACGGCAAGACCGTATCACAAGACACCAAGGCCATCGCAAAGGATGCGTTCAATACGCTGCTATCCCGCGCTGCTGTACCTCCTCAGATGCAATTGCCGGACTCCATGCCACTAGGCGCAGGCAACCGCTTGTACGACAATCCATTCACCCCGCCGCCCTTTGACCCGCTGACCGCTGGCCCTGATAGCGTGATTACTTTCTAGGACTACCATGACAGACATTAACCGACTCTCAGCCCTAAGCGAGGTATCCGCAGGCGACCAAATCCCCGTCTATGCGCCTAATAACGGCGATGCGCGGCGAATGTCTGTCAGCCAATTGCAGGCCTTCATTCTGGCTAACCTGTTGCCCGAGGTGAAGCAGAACGCATCGCCTAGCGCTACCGGATTCAACATCTACGTCAACTCCGTGCGCGCGTCTGTCTGGCTGATTGTGCAACCCGCCGCAGGGTATGCCGCTGGCACGATTACCCTACCCGCTGGGCCTGTTGACCTGCAAGAGTTGACAGTGAATTGCACCCAGTCCATAGGCACTCTGACAATCGCCCCGAATGGCGCTCTTGCTGTAACCGGTGCCCCCACTTCACTCGCTGCTAACGGATTTTTTAAACTCAAGTACGAACTGGCCTCGAATAGCTGGTATCGCGTAGCATAAGGAACACACCATGATTCGCTCTCCATTCCAACCCCTGCGCGGTGGCAACAAAGTTGTAACCCCTGCGGCTACATCCGCATCTACAACCATAGACCCTGTTTCGCAGTCGGTGCGCTTTGTCAACTCAGGAACAAACATCTGTTATGTGCGGATGGGCACATCCGTGAGCGGTACACCTGCGACAACCGCAGATACACCGGTACTGCCCAACTCTGAGGTCATTCTGGACAAAGCAGAGGGAGAAAATACCGTTTCGTATATCTCCGCAACAGGCACTACCCTGAATATTCAATCGGGCGAAGGCGGCATCTAATGAAAATACCGGTACTCAATGGGATTTTTTCGGATGGTGCCGCAGATTTTCGGACGTCATATCCGGTCAATCTCGTACCAGTACCGAAGGACAACGGCATCAGCAAGGGCTACCTGCGTCCTGCTGAGGGGCTAGTCTCTAACGGCATGGGTCCGGGTCTTAGTCGCGGAGGCATCAACTGGAACGGCGTCTGTTATCGGGTAATGGGGACTAAATTAGTCTCTGTTTCCGGTAGCGGCTCCGTTTCCGTCTTGGGCGATGTGGGCGGCACTGGTCAAGTGGTGTTTGACTACTCATTTGATCGGCTTGGTATAGCGTCTGGCGGCGACCTTTACTACTGGAATGGGGCAACCCTAACCAAAGTAATAGACCCAGACATTGGCGAGGTGGTTGACTTCTGCTGGGTGGATGGATATTTCCTGACCACTGATGGCGAGTTTTTGGTTGTCACTGAACTGACCGACCCGACTCAAGTAAACCCACTCAAATACGGCAGCTCTGAAGCAGACCCCGACCCTATCAATGCGCTGTTGAAGCTGCGCAACGAAATCTACGTTTTGAACCGCAACACAATTGAGGTGTTTGATAACGTGGGCGGCGAGGGATTCCCATTCCAACGAATCGAAGGCGCGCAGATTCAAAAGGGCGCGTTAGGCACTTTCTGCTCATGTGTGTTTGCCGACACTATCGCATTCTTGGGCGGTGGGCGCAACGAGTCCCCCGCTATCTATGTAGCCGCTAACGCAAACGCAATCAAAATCAGCACCCGCGAAATTGATACGCTGCTTTCTGCCTATACAGAGGCCGAGCTTGCAAACTCCATTTTTGAGTCCAAGACCGACAAAAGCCACGTCCATTTATGGGTGAGGTTGCCTGACCGCACTCTGGTTTATGACGCATCAGCATCGCAAGAGCTGGGCCAGCCGGTATGGTTTCAGCTTACAAGCGC